ATTGAACTTTCAACTAAATCTTCATTCTCGACGGCTTGCTCAGCCCATGCGAACGGAATGACCTTTCCTGTTCCCGATTGTGGGAAGCGGGCAAATACACGGGCTTCAACGAAGGGTGAGTCATCTCCGAATTCGCTGATTACATCATTGACCCAAGTTTCATCAACTAGGTGCGTAGCGACCTCGTGAGGCTCTATGAACTGCGGGCAACTCTTACACATGCCAGTCTTCTCACCCGTGAAGTTTGGTGTGTCATGAGCAGCGATAGGAATCACGTTATAGATAGGCGAGTTACAGATTCGCTCGAACCATGTCTGCTCTTGGTCAGTAGGCGGGTTACCTAATACGAGAAGGCGGGTATGTCCACCTGTCATTAGCGCTTCAAGCGCTGTTCCAATCGTGTCACTAAGTCCGCCAGCCTCATCAACGACGATAAGTAAATGCGGAGCGTGAATACCCTGAACCGCTGCCTCATCATTAGCAGACGGAGAGAAACCGTAAGCGACCACCGTGCCATCCATTTTCCATTCTGTAGTAAGGATTTCTCCAGGCAGGTCATGGGCTGTGTGCACTTTTCGAACTTGTGCCCACATGATATTTCTAACCTGTCGGAAAGTTGATGCCGTCGATACTGCGATAGCCGTCCCAGGCGGATGAACTGATATCCACCATGCAATGGCACGAGCAGCCAAGTGAGATTTTCCAGGGGCGTGACATGCTGGGACAACTGTTCTTTTGTTATCCATCAAGGACTGAAGAATCTCTTTTTGCTTACTCCATAGAGTTTCGCCTAAACCTTTTTCAACGAACCCGATTGGGTCGTTTTCATACTTCATGAACTTGTTGTTTTTATTGGCATCAAGAATTAAATTAAGTACAGCCCGTTCATCCTCGTTTAGAGTTTCCCATAATTTGCCTTGGAACTCTTCGTTAAGGGAACTAAAGTGATTAACAATCTCATTGCTCATCAGGTGCAATCACGTTCGCTTCAGACATGATTTCTTTTAACTTACGTTGAACCTCAGCCAAAGTCACTGTCATGTTGATATTGACATTGTTCTGAGTGCCGACAACCGTGATAGGTGGCTCTTTGCCGAACTCATCACGACGTTGCCTCTCAAGCCACCATGCGGAGGCTCTCCAGTCGCCATTCTTGGCAGCATTAGCAACAACGCCTACATGAAGCCCTGCTGCCTCTGATTTCGCCCGTTCGACCGACTGTAAAAATTGTAAAAATTCAACTTCTGATGGGTTAGGTATTGCTTTAGGGTCTCGTTCTAATCGGTCCAATTCATCTGCACCACGCTTCATCCATTTGAAGTAAGTATTTTCAGACAGCCCTTGTATCTTCATGGCATCTTTGATTGGTACGCCTAATCTGATGCTTCCAAGGATTTTTTCGCTAACCTCTTCTGTCAAGACCGTTTTACGTCCAGCATTCGACTTAGGTTTAACTGCGACAGCCTTCGTCTTAGGCTTAGCCTTAGCAGGTGCCTTCGTCTTTACCTCTTTGGTAGCCATACACTCCCCATGAACTCAAATGTTTATTATATCCCGATTAGTTATTCTTTGTTGTAGTAATTCGGGTCCTCAGCAATGTTTCCTTTGTAGGTTGCCCCACGCATAAACATCAATGCTAAAACTATACATGAAAACCAAACCCCTATAAATAATAAAACTTTCATCATTCATCCTCCTCAAGTGAACATGCTTCCATTGGCATTCCTAACAACTCAACGACATCGCGCCATCCGTAGATTGTGTTAGCCCAGTCGTTAAGGTCCTCTGTGTGAACTCTTGCCGTGTGCTCGCCAACTTTAATTGTTGAGCGACCTATCGGTTGATGCCCAGGCTTGGACTTTCCTCCAGCCAAGATATCGGCAACATCCTCTCGGGTAAACCCTGTCCCTTCATATGACACTGAAGTTAGCAGTTTGTTCAACTCCCCCGAGTCGTAACTTGCTAAATCCGACGTGCGATTATCTACGATAAGGATTTTTAACTCCTCTTCAGTATCGACGTCTACCCAGTGAACGGCAACCTTTTCCCACCCTAATTGAACTGCTGCTGCATATGTGTGGTTACCCGAGAGAATGTGCTTCGTTTGTTTGTTGACCACGATTGGACGGTATTGCCCCATGTGCGACAAACTTTCGATTATCGCCCCAATATCGCCCTCTCTAGGATTCAGGGGATGAGGCTGAATCTCTTTGGTGCTGACCGTCTCAACATCGCCTGAGTTGACCTCAGAACGCTCTGTGACGGGTTCTTTCTCCACTGGCTTTCGCTCAGGGAAACCTAGTCTTTCCTTGATGGCTTTGATTGCTTTCTGTTTTGTCGGAGCCTCGCTGTAGAGTTGCTCTTTCCAAGCCTTGTAAGCCTCGCTCTCGATAATAAATGCCCATGCCCCTATCTTTACTTTCGGCTCACTAGGTAAAGGCTTAGAATCGGAAATCGAACTCTTTTCGTCTCCACCTATAAGTCTGTCGAGCATCTCAACATCGGCTTGGGTAAATCCTGTTCCATCCAAGTCAGGCAGTGCGCTTAATAGGCTCTTGAGCATCGGCTCATCGTATCCAGCAATATCAGTCAGACGATTATCTGCGAGAACTATCTTTCGCGCTGTCTTCTCGTCTGCCTCAATGTAGGTAACCTTAATTTTCTTCCAGCCAAGTTTCTTGGCAGCCTTATAGGTGTGATTACCTGCAAGGATGAAGTTGGTTCCCTTTTGGACCACGATTGGTCGATACTGACCGTGAGCCTTCAGCGACTGCGCGATAGCCTCAATGTCTCCACGGCGCGGATTCGTTGGATATGCCTCAAGTGATGAAATCGCCACCGAGGAAACATCTTGAACTCGGATATTGGCTTTCATTACTCTGCTGCTGGCTTAGGTGGACGCCCACGGTAGCGAACTAATTTTCCGTTCTCATCATATTGCGGGGTACGGTCGATATCGTCCTTGATGATTTTGTAAATCAACTGCTCTGATACTCCCATGGTCTGTGCAATCTCACGGTAGGTAATGCGCTGCTTACGAAGACGAAGAATCAAAGTCTTACGGCGCTTCAACAAATCAGTTACCTGATTCTGATGAGTGCGAATCGCATCATTGATTGTCTTAAGGTCGGTTAACCCACGAGAATCCAACTCGGTTGCTTCCATTACTGTAGTCATTCGTTAACTCCCTTTTCAAATATGCGCTCGATTGCATCATCTATCTTTGATTCTTTTTGTATTTCTTGCATACTCTTGATGAACTCAATTGATTCTATTCTCTTCTTTTCTGTAAGTCTCATATAGATTCCAGCGTAAACTGGAAAGACAATTAAACTAATTACAGCAAGAGTAAATACTGTTGATACTGTTGTTAAATAAAATTCCCAATTCAAAATTTTCTCCCTTTCTTAACGCCCCTGATATAAATTACTAAAGAATTTCTATCGTTGTGAGGCGGTAGAAAAACTAAAGACTTTACGAACTTTGATGAATCGTCGGGCAGAATTCCTGCGTCAACTAATCCATCGATTGCTGCCTTTACTGCTGGGTTACATGCACCTACGTCCTGTAAGCGCCCTCCCTTTTGGTGTGGTTCGACCGTGACGGTAATCCACTCCATAGGCGGTATCCTCTCAGATTTAGCCAGTAGTTGAAAAGCCGAGCGCCATTGCTTGGTGAGTGTTGCCCGTTCCCAGCGATTGCCAGCCCTCTCAGCGTTTGTGGTCCACGGTCGCTGATTGAACTCAAGGCGATAGATGGTTTGGTCAGATTCATCGTATTGGCATAGGCATTCCATGAACTGAAGGTTAGATTAAGTCTCATTTATGTCAAATCGCTCCTTTTGTCCTAGATTGTCCAATTTCCACCAATTGCCCTTTTTGTCTTGAAATGGAATTTCTTCGGCTGATTCAACATTTTGAATAAGCAATCCCATCTCACGGGCTTTGGTCCTATTGGACTCAACCCATCCATGGCATCCAGTTGTACCCGAACCACATAAAGCGATTAGGTTTGCTGGGAGATGGAGCAACTCATTCTTTGAGCCACCCATCATTCTTGGACGACGGTGATGAACTGAAACCCCGCTATAAAGAAAATCTTCATGGCAGTGCTCACATCGATAGTTACCGCGAGTTAAAACTAGGTTTCTTACTCCGTCAGTAACTTTGTTAGGTTTAGATTTAGCCATTGAAGTCTCGAGTCCGCGATGGCGTCCATGCAAGCAGGGCATACCTTTGTCGGCGTCTGCTGCGCCAATATCGCAGCCATGCGACAAATTGGAATATCCTCATAGGTCAGGTGCCATTTCTCCATCACCATTTTCCACTGAAGCATTTTTGCCTTTCAACTTAGAACGAATCTCGGACATGTACTTATCGACTACTTCAGGCGGAGCCTTTTTCGTCGCTGCCGACTCTAACTCCAACCCTATCTGACGGCTACGCTCTCGCTCCTTCTCGTGTTGCATTTTCAGTCGCCAATCTTTATTGATATGGCTGACTGTAATTGCAACATCTGTATTTGCGTAGTGACGGTAGACGCTCATCTTTGCATCAGCAAGCGGAATATCTCTGTCAAGAGATTCACACCATGCACGAACTTTTAATTCGTCCACTTGAACTCGAAGGTCATAAGTTCCCACGACCCCGAGGAGAATTGCTACTTCAGAAGGATTCACCTTTGAGCCTCTCTGCTAGTTCCATTGCCTTCTCAGCGTTTGTCTCAGTTTTAGTCTTTCGAACTCCAGCACCCTTGAGAATCAAATCCATCTGTCGCATAGTCGGAACCGTGCCGATGTAATCGAGCGCTTGGATAATCTGCTCAGGTGTATGACCTCTAGCAACTGCTGCCTTGGTTATCTGTAGCAGCGAATGCCATGCCCCTTTTCCAAGAGGTTTGACTCTTTGCTTCTCCCACCAAACTTTTGCAATCTCATCAGATATTGGACGAACTGCGATAGCAGTTTCGTCTTCGCTCTTTGTTGTAGATAGGACTGTTGTATAGGACTGTTGGTACGGAGTGGAGTTGGGGAGTGAGGGCATCAGAGTTGGGGAGTTGTCCGTATCAGAGTTGGGGAGTTCTATGTAGTCGTCCATAACTTTGTTCTCCTCAACATCGTTGGGGAGTGCAGACTTTTTCCAAATCAATTGATAGGTCGTTGCATTACCTCGAGAGTTTCCCTTGGAGACAATTCGCAAATGTCCATCTGCAATCATCTCGTTGATTACTTTTCGAATGTACTCAACCGAGCACCTGCTTTTCTTTGACAGGTTGCTCTGTGATGCAAAGAATCGACCATCATCGTGAGAGATGTCGGCAAGCGCCAAGTGGATGAGCAGTCGAGTCCCGTCATATGGCGAATCAGACCAAACCTTAATCATCCACTTGAGACTCACAAATTACCTCCACAATGCGGGCAATGCTTTTGCTTTTGCTTCTCGACAGTACGACCTAAAACATACTCATGTAGAACATAAACCTTCGAACCGTCACGTTTAAGTGTAAGTCTGCTGATTTTTTCCTTTTTGTGCAAGATTGACAGAGTGTTGCTTACTGGACCGTGATAAACACCCATCAAACCACTCAACTCTTTCCAATTCAAACCGTTAGCACCTGCCTGTTGCAAATACTTCATAGTTTGAAATTGACGGTTCTTCGTAGTTCCGTTTCGGTCAGCCGATACTGCTCGAAATTCTGAAGTATCCGAACCGCTCCATCCTGAAGTCCCGTTATAGGGTAGTTCAGGCTCGAACTCCTGTGGATTCTGTGTCATTGGTTTCCTCTCCCAACGCTGGTGGATTTAACTTTGTTTGCGCTTCAACAAACTTTGCGCGAAAGATTTCTAACTGCTGTGACGGATAACCCTCTTTGTTTGCTGTGATGTACTTTCCAACTTCACCAAGCGAATCGTTATCTCTTGCGCTTGAGATTTTGTCGAGTACTGCACTTGCAGGGAGAACGTCAGTTGCACTTGAACGCTCGTATGAACTTGCATCAGGGTCGGGTTCATCTGTTGGTAGGCAGAGTGCCTGTAGGAGTGCGGTTCGAAAGGCTACAGACATCGCCTTAGCGGTTGCCTTGTCTCCTGAGTCCATTGCCTCACCTACAACCGTGGCGCTAATTGCATCCCCTGCTTGACCGATGAATGCGTAGGTAACTTTTACCTTCACATGACCCATCGCTGTTCGGTTGCGACCGATTTCAACTGTCTCGTATGAGTAATCATCAACTCGTGGCACAACAATGACGCCGTGCTTTTGTAGCGCTGGAGATACTGCATTGACGACTGAATCAATTCCGCGAAAGTTAAAACCCTGCGAAGTATTCTTGTCTTTCTTTGCAATTGCTCCAACTGCCTTCATGATTTCGCTCAGCGATTGTGAAATCGTTGGTAATGCTGGTGTTACTACTGTTGTTTCCGTATCCATGTTTTCTCTCTCTACTCGGTTACAAATGAAACTGCGGTTTCAGCAGGTATAACTCGAACTGCTGGAACAATTTCACCTTGGGTTGATATTACCTGATTATCGTCACGAATCAAAGCATTGAGTGCCTTCTTGTCGATTTCAGTCTTAATGCGGATAACTGAAGTTTCAGACTCCTTAGCCCAAGCAAGGAACTTCTCTTCGTCCTCGATTTCAATCTTTGGACGTCCAGCGGTTGTCTTGATGGTGCCGTGGGGTAGAACTACCGATTTCCGCCCGTTAAAGCGCTCTGTGAGGGCGTATGGGGTCAGGACTGCCTCAAAGTATGAGGCGTCGCTCTCGAGGCTTCTATTGACCGTTTCTAGCCATTCTGTGACCCTTTGAATCTCAGCCTCAGCAATGGTTTTGTTTTCGGCTTGCTTACGTCGCAATGTCGCGAGTTTTCGCATAGCCCAATTAGCCTTCTCGTCATCATCAACGGTGAAGGAATCAACTTGTGGTGCTTCGAC